GGTAGCGCAGAGCGCGGAAAACGACTAGTGTCATCATTTTTTACAGCTTGCACTCGGGGGCGGGTAAATGCCTAAAGGCAAATTCGTCGGGGTTGTTGAATTCGCAAGATTGATCGGTGTTACACGGGGGGCAGTTGATTACGCAATTAAAAAGGGCCGAATAAAAAGCCAGCAAGTCGGCAACAAAAGAATGCTTGATTTTGAAAAGGCAAAAAAGGAATGGGACGAAAACACTGATAAGGCTGCCTCTAAAAAAGGACACGCTAAAAAGAAAATAAAAAGTAAAGTCGTTAATCAGGAGTATGTGGCAAAAACTTACGACGGTCTAACAACCTCGGACGCTGAAAGGCAAGAGAAAGTTTATAAAGCGAGATTGGCTGAGCTTAAATATAAAGAGCAAGCCGGCGAGCTCGCCGAAGTAAAAAAAATTAAAAAAGAGGCTTTCGAAACAGGCAGAAAAGTAAGGGATGCAATCATGCAAATACCTGCTAGGTTGTCGCATGAAATTGCGGTTGAAACAGACCCACATAAATGCGAGGTAATGCTCGCAAAAGAATTAAATCAGGCTTTGGTTAAATTAACGAAAGGTGAGTCGTGAGATTTTTTAAAAGAATTAAAAAAGGTTGTTGCCCTGACTGCGATAAAAAATCTCAATCAGAAAATGCATCGATCAAAATAATACAGTTGGCGCAAAAGTTAACTGACGAGGACTTAATACAGATACAGCAATACATTGTTGTGCTTACTCAAAAGAGGTTGAACGTTGGCCCTAGCAAGTGAAAAAATTTACACTGAGGCGCTGTTTCAGGGGCTTGAGCCTGACCCGATTTTAACAGTTAGCGATTGGGCCGACGAGCATCGATACCTATCGCAAGTTTCAAGCGCGGAGGCCGGCAAGTGGAAAACCTCGCGCACTCCTTACCTGCGTGAGATAATGGACTGTTTGAGTGTAACCTCGAATATTCAAGAGATTTATTTTATGAAAGGCACTCAAGTTGGGGGCACTGAATGCGGCAATAATTGGATTGGATACATTATCGATCAAGCGCCAGGGCCGACGCTTTCAGTTATGCCGAGGCTTGAGGACGCTAAGAAAAATTCGAAAATAAGAATTAAGCCACTAATCGAGTCAACGCCTCGGCTTAGAGATAAAGTGCAAGATGCTCGCTCTCGTGACTCGGGCAACACAATTTTGCAAAAGGAGTTCCCTGGCGGTGTTTTTGTAATGGCGGGGGCTAACTCGGCGGCGGGTTTGCGCTCAATGCCTATAAGAAATTTATTTTTTGATGAGGAGTCAGAATATCCTGGCGACGTTGACGACGAGGGCGACCCTGTTGAGCTCGCGAAAAAACGTACCGATACTTTTTCAAGTAAGAAGAAAATTTTTCATGTGTCGACGCCTTTAGTTGAGGGGCGCTGCCGAATTGAGGCGGGCTATAATAAAACTGACCAGCGCAAATTTTTTGTACCATGCCCTACATGCGGGCATATGCAATGGTTTAAATGGGACTCGTTAAAGTGGGAAAAGTTAGAAAATGGTCGGCCCGATTATAATTCAGTTTATTACGAATGCGAAAATGAGAATTGCAAAGCTCAAATAAAAAATTGGCAGAAAACAAAAATGCTTGCAAATGGAGAATGGCGTGCAACCTCCGAGAGTACTGACGATCGAGTAAGAGGGTACCATTTAAGCGGGCTTTATTCTCCTGTTGGTTGGTTTTCCTGGTCGGATTGTGTGAGGCAATGGTACGAGGCCAACAACCCTAAAAATTTAGATAAGTTAAAATCATTTGTAAATACTGTTTTGGGCGAGACGTGGAAAGATAAAGGCGAGGCTCCTGAGTGGGAAAAACTCTATAAACGCCGAGAAAATTACGGGCGAAATGAGCTGCCCAATGGTGTTTGCTTCTTAACTGCCGGCGTTGACATTCAGGCTGACCGCATTGAGGTTGAGGTTGTTGGCTGGGGCCGCAACAAACGATCGTGGTCAGTTGACTATCGAGTTTTCGAGGGCAACACGAGTTCAATCGACTCTGCACCTTGGCGCGATTTAACGTCATGTCTTGGCGAGTATTGGGAAACTGAGAGCGGCGTGGAACTTGACATTAAAGTTATGGCGATCGACTCAGGTTATTCAACGCAAACGGTTTACTCGTATGTGAAACAGTTTTCTATTAGGCGAGTGATCGCGATTAAGGGCTCCGATACTCAGTCAGTTATTTTAAATCAAGGCACGCCGGTTGATATTCGAAAAGGCAACCGCAAAAGAATACGGCGAGCAACAAAAGTTTTTACTGTTGGCGTGTCGAAATTAAAGCAAGAGCTGTACGGTTGGCTCAAATTGGAATACGATGATGAGCTAAATGAGCATGAGCCATATGGTTTTTGTCACTTTCCCGAATACGATCAAGAGCATTTTAAGCGGCTAACTTCAGAGACTCTCGAAATAAAATGGGTACGAGGTTTTAAAAAACATGAGTGGGTTGCCGACGGGCGCAACGAGCAACTCGATTGCCGAGTTTATGCGCGTGCGGCGGCGAGTTATTGCGGCATTGATCGATTTAAAGAGCCTAAATGGGACGCTTTAGAGTCAGAGGCGGGCGTAACTATAAAAAGACAAACTCAGGAAAATATGGCAAAATCTAAAAATAAAAAGAAAAAAGTTGCAATTAAAAGGCGAAAAAGTACAGTTTTTTAAGGAAAGTTGAAATATGGCTACGACTGAATGGACTGCGGACGACTTAGCAAGAATAAATAAAGCAATCGCAAGCGGGGCTTTGCGGGTTGAATATAATGACAGGACTGTTGTTTATAGGTCGATGAATGAATTACTCAAAGCAAGAGAAGTTATAAAAAGAAATTTAGGCCAAGTAAAACGAGGCTCGCGAATTTTAGCGGAGCCAGGTAAAGGAATTTGCTAAATGTCTAACATGCCCGAAATAAGGTTGAATTGGCTCGATCGTACAATTGGTTTTTTCTCGCCTCGCAGTTTACTAAAACGCAAACGTGCCAAAATTTATAATGAATTTTTAAAAAGAAAATATGAGGGAGCCGACGGGGGCCGGCGTACGAGCACTTGGAAAACTGCAAGCAATTCGGCTAATGCTGAAATAACTGCGGCGCTAGTTAAAATGCGTGATCGAGCTCGTGACTTAGTACGCAATAACCCTTACGCGGGTAAAGCCATTGGCGTAATAACTGACAACGTTGTGGGTAAAGGCGTTCGGACGCAAATTAAAATTGACACTAATAGAAAAATAAGTGTTAAAGAGGCTCGCTTAAATGAAATATGGAAAGCTTGGGCTGAAACAAAAAACTGCGATTACGAGTCGCAATTAACTTTTTTAGGTTTACAAGACTTAGCTATGCGCGAAGTTGTTGAAAGTGGCGAGGTTTTTGTACGCCGCCGATTTACCCGCAGGCGAAAAGTTATTGGTAAAATGGGCAAGCTTGTTGAGATACCGCCGATCGAGTTACAACTATTAGAGGGCGATTTTTTGTCAGTAAGTCGCACGGGCCGGCTGAATAATGGCAATCGTATCAGGCAGGGCATAGAGTTTAATAAGCAAGGCAAAAGAGTTGCATATCATTTTTACCAAAATCATCCAGGGAGCAATGACCTTGATTTTGGCTCGACTTTTAGCACAGTAAGAGTGCCAGCTAGTGAAGTTTTACATTTATATAGACTCGACCGAGCCGGGCAAATGCGAGGCATGACTTGGTTTGATAAAGTTATTTTGCGATTAAGAAACTTCGACCTATATGAGGACGCGCAGTTAATGAGGCAGCAATGCGCGTCTATGTTTACTGCTTTCGTGCATGACCTTGAGGGGATGGACGAGGACGCGGAAACTGCCGAGGAGCAAGCGCTTGGCGAAAAAATGGAGCCGGGTATTATTGAAATTTTACCGCCGGGTAAGGATGTAAAATTTGCTAGTCCACCGGGGGCCGAAAATTACGGTGAATATACAACTAAAGTTTTGCAAGCTATCGCGTCAGGGTTGGGTATAACTTACAACCAATTGACCGGCGATTTAAGCGAAGTAAATTTTTCAAGTGGGCGAATGGGGCTAATCGAAGTGCATCGCTCTTTTGATAAATGGCAGTCTAATATATTAATCAATCAATTGATCGACCCAACTTTTGAATGGTTTAGAGAGGGTGTCGAACTATTAGGCGAAAATATGTTGGGAGTGTGGGCGGTTCACACGCCTCCGCGTCGTGAAATGATCGACCCGGTAAAAGAAACTCAAGCAATGAAAACTCAAGTTAGATCGGGCTTTAAAACGCAAAGCCAGGCAATTCGAGAACTGGGCCGCGACCCTGATTTACACTATGCAGAAATTGAGCAAGACAATAAAACGCTTGACGATAAGAAAATTACACTGGACACTGACCCAAGAAAAACAACTAACGCAGGCGGCTCAAATGACAGTGCCAGTGCTCAAAGTAATGAAAATGATAACAGCACTAGCAATAGTTCAGAAAATGAGTAATAATATTTTTGTACAAAAAAAAATTAAAGGTTTTTAATTTATGCCGAAAAAATTAACTCAGCGAAAAGTATCTTTGCCGACAATGCAGCGAGCGGCATCATTAGAGCCAAAAACAATTAACGAGGAAAATAGAACGGTCGACGTTGTTTGGACTAAAGGTAGTCGGGTACGTCGAGGTTTTTTCAATACATATTATGAGGAGCTCGGACTCGAAAAGAAAAACGTTCGAATGGGCCGACTAAAAAGCGGCAGTGCTCCTGTTTTAGACTCTCATGGGTATGATAGCCGAGGCGGTTTAAACTCAGTTTTAGGAGTTGTTATTAGCGCGGAGTTAATACCTGGCAAAGAGGGTCGTGCAACTTTAAAATTTTCAAGTCGTGATGAGGTTGAGCCTTTATTTCGGGACATAAAAGACGGTATTTTGCGCAACATATCTGTTGGTTACAATGTTTACAAAATGGAAAAAGTTGAGGAGACCGACGACGTTGCTGTTTACCGAGCGATCGATTGGGAGCCCGTTGAGATTTCAGTTGTTGCGGCGGGGGCTGACCCCGAGGCGCGCATTCGCAGCGAAGAAAAAGACGAGCGAAAAAATGATTGTGTTTTTGTTGACCCGTCGAGCGACGACGAGCAAGAAAACGAAACTCGATCAAACGACGAAAATTTAGAAAATGAAAATTTAGAAAATGAAAATGGGGTTGCAAAACCCAATGAGTCAAGAGATACTCAAGACATCGGAGGCAATGAAATGACACCTGAAGAAAAAAGAGAGTTAGAAGAAAAAGCGCGAAAAGAGGGAATCGAGGCCGAGAAAAAACGAGCGGCTGAAATTCGTTTGATTGTTCGTAAGCTGAAATTAGGTGACGATGTTGCTGAAAAATTTATTGATGACGGCACTCCTGCCGATGAGGTGCGCACTAAAGCGATTGACCTAGTTGCTGAGCGTGACGAAAAAGAGGAAAATCAAATTGAGTCGCAAAACGAGTCAGTGTCGGTTGGTACTGATCTTGCTCGTAAAGGGCGTATTGAGGGAATGACTTCGGCGTTATTGCATAAATATCGCCCTCAAGCCGAAGAAAAACGCAGCGATAGCGGGCAGCTTTACACTATGCCTGGCTATAAACTTAGCGACTCAGGCAGAAACTTTGCGTATTTTAGCTTACTCGATATGGCTCGGGCGTGCCTTGAGGCAAACAATGTACGCACTGGCATGATGCCTAAGCATGCAATTGTCGATGCAGTTTTAAATAATTATAATGTACGCGGCGGGTACCACTCGACTAGCGATTTTACCGAAATTTTAGCAAACGTTGCTAACAAAACATTGAGAGATGGATACCAAGCGGCTCCACAAACTTTCATGCCTTTTGTTAACGAAGTTTTTGTTACGGACTTTAAACAAATTTCGCGCACTAACTTAGGAGATGCTCCAAAGCTTGAAAAATTAGCTGAGGGCTCTGAGGTAAAACGCGGCTCGATCAGCGAAGCGGCTGAAAAATATCAAGTCGAGGAGTATGCAAAAGTAATCGCGCTTACTCGTAAAACAATTATTAATGATGACTTGGGAGCGTTTACTCGCTTACCTGAGCGCATGGGCCGACGGGCAAAAGATTTAGAGTCTGACACTGTTTGGGATATCATTAAAGCAAACGCAGCGCTTGCGGATACTTTCGCGCTATTCAGTGCTCAGCATAGCAACCTTTCAACTGCGGCAGCGGCTCCGAGTGAGGCCGGTTTAAATGAGGCACGCGCAGCGATGCGACGCCAAGTTGGGTTAGACGGCGCAGAGATTTCGTTGATACCGGCATTTACAATTGTACCGCCAGCGCATGAAACTGCGATGGAAAAATTGCTAGCGACAACTCGCCCCAATAATGCCTCGGACGTTAATCCGTTTGGGCCGCAAGGGCGCACAACTTTACGTATGGACGTTGAGCCTCGCTTGGAAACAGGCACTGGCGGCTCACTAACTGCGTGGTTTGTTTTTGCTGACAAACGTCAATCTGACATGGTTGAGCTTGCCCGATTAGAGGGCACTAACGGCCCTCAAATGCAATCGCGTGACGGTTTTGATGTAAACGGTATGGAACTAAAAATCATGCACGACATCGGCGCTAAAGCGATTGATTTTAGAGGTATGTTTAAAAACGCAGGTGCATAACCTTAGCGTAAAAGGACTTTAAAAATAGCGGAGTGTAAAAACCTCCGCTAAAAAGTTGAAATTTTTTGGAGGCTAGAAAATGAAAAACTATTTGCAACCCGGTAACATTTTAGACTTAATCGCGCCGTCAGGCGGTGTTGTTAGCGGAGCGCCGCTAATATTAGGAAATATTTTTGCGGTACCTCAGTCAAGTGAAGCAGAGAATGACACTTTCGCCGGTGTTGTTGAGGGAGTTGTCGAAGTTGACAAGCTTTCAACTGACAATATGACAATCGGGCTAAAAGTTAATTGGAACGACACCACTAAAGAGGTGCAGTTAGCAACTAGTGACCTTGACGGTGTTGGCACTGTTGTTGAGGCTGCCGGTGCATCCACAACCTCAGTAAAAATTAAACTTACACCATTATAATAGAGGGGAGGGCGAATGCCTCCCGTTGAATTTGATGAGATAGCAGGCGACGCCTTTGACGAAATAAAAGAGGCATTTCGCACAACATTTACTTACCAACCAAAAGCTGGCGGCATTTATGATAATCTCGTCGGCATTTTCGACAATCGAGCCCAAGAGGTCGACCCCGATACTGAGCAACCTGTTTCATCTAATGTATATACTTTAGGAGTTAAATTAGAGGACTTGCCTTTTTCGCCCGCAAAAGGCGATAAAACAATAATTGGCTCATTCAGTTATAGAGTTATTGACGTACTTGAGGACGGCGTTGAGGGAGTCAGCGTGGTTTTAGTTTTACATAGGGTGAAAGCAGCATGATTCAAGATAACGGTGCGCCTCCTGAGGACAAAGGGCGAACGCGCAAAGCAATTCGCAAAAAAGTTGTTGAGCTTTTAAAAGCCGCTGATATTTCTGACGTTTCTGGAAAAGTTTATCCGAACGCCTCAGTGCCATCTTGGCAAGAGGAGCTCCCCGTTGTTTTAGTTTATCAGCGCAATGAAAGCGCCAGCGAATATGCGCAAGCTCCCCGGGAGTATCAGCGCACTTTTAATTTAGCAATTGAAATTGTTGCTGAGGGAGAAGAAGAAAACGACCAATTGGAAACGCCGGGCAGCGGGTTAAAATCTTTAGAGGATATCCTAGACGATATCGCTGAGGAGATTGAGTGCGCTCTCAGTATCGACGATACACTAGATAATGTATGTAGCGAGTCAATGTATCAAAGTACTGAATTCGAATTTGATAGCGCAGGCGGGCGACCGATTGGCTCAGCACGATTAAATTACGCGGTAACTTATTACACCATGAGCCCGAGAGATATTGAAAAGCAGGGCGTCGTCGATGACTTTAGCAAAGCAAATATTGACTATCAATTAACTGACGATGAAAATATTAACGAGGCAACTGACGAGCTTGATATACCGATCGTTTAGGAGTAACATTTTAGTATGCAAAAAACTGAGCCCAAAGCAATTCGAATTAAAATTTTAAAAAGTTTTCACAGTCCTTTATCAAATAAAGCTTTGAAAGTTGGCCAAGAGCTTAACATTTCTCCTAACCGTTTTTGGTTTAAGCGACTAAACGATAAAGACTGCGAGCAAATTAGTTTAAAATCGCGTAAGATCGCAAAAAAAGAAAATGAAGTTTTAGAAAATAAACCGGGAAAAGCAACCGGGGCTAATAAAAAAGGGAGCAACTAAGTTATGAGCATTTCGTTTTTACAGATACCTTTAGGTGGCAAAGTACCCGGTGCATTTGTTGAATTTGATACTAGTCGCGCGCAGCAAGGTACCTCCATAAAACCCTACAATGCTTTAGTTATTGGGCAACGTTTAACTGCGGGCACTAAAGCTGAGAAACAAATTGATAAAGTTACTAGTGAGGCTCAAGCCGAAAATTATTATGGGCGCGGTTCGATGTTATATCACATGATTAAAGCTTTTATAAAAGAAAACCAAAATTTAAACGAGCTAAACGCAATATCTCTCAATGACGACGGCGGTTCCACAAAATCGGCGGGCAGTCTTGAAATTTTAACGCCTCCTACGGCTGACGGCTCGCTTGCTGTTATGATCGGCGGGCGCAATTACACGATTGCCGTTGTTGACGCTGACACCGAGGAGGATATTGTTGACAACTTAGTTGCCGAAATTAATGCCGATGATTATAGACATGTTGACGTTGCAAAAGACGGGGTCAATGCCGACTTAATGAATATCGTTGCAAGGCATGGAGGCGTTGTTGGCGATGATTTAGACATTAGAGTTAATTATTTCGACGGTGAGGTTTTACCGGCGGGCGTGACTGTTTCAATTACAGCTATGGGCGCAGTAACCGCAGGCGCAACTAACCCGGCTATTACTGACGTGATTACAGCTATGGGCGAAAAACAATATGACATTATTGTCATGCCTTACTCTGACGCCGCAAATTTATTATTGATGAAAACTGAGCTCGACGATCGTTGGGGGCCAATTAGACAAAATGACGGGCACTTAATTTTCTGCCGAAAAGAGGCGTTCGCAGCACACTCGACTTTTTTAGATGGCCGAAATAGCGAGCAAGAGTCAGTGCTGGATATTGCCGGCCCAACTCCGCAATTTGAATGGGCAGCTAATCTTGGGGCAGTTATTGCAGCTAATGCGCAAATTGACCCGGCAAGACCGTTTCAGACGCTACCATTGACTCAAGTTTTAGCGCCAGCTGATAGCGAGCTTTTCGACTATGGCGAGCGCGATCAAATTTTAAAAGCTGGCGGGTCAAGCTATAATGTTGATGCGGCAGGCACTGTTAGAGTTGAGCGTATACGCACAACTCGAATTGAAAACGAGCTCGCAGCTCCTGACGAGGCGCTTGCCGACTTAAATTCAAAACTTACTTTAAGTTATATTCGTTATGACTTTAGAGTTTTAATGCTTACCAAATATCCCAGGCATAAGCTTGCCGACGACGGTACTCGTTTCGGTCCCGGCCAGGCGGTTATCACTCCGTTAATTGGGCGCGCGGAGGCAGTCGCACGCTTTGAGCTTTGGGCAGAGCAAGGGCTCGTTGAGGGACTTGACCAATTTAAACGCGATTTAATTGTCGAGCGTAGTAGCTCTGACGTTAATCGTTTAGACTTTTTGCTACCGCCTGACTTGATCAACCAATTGAGAGTTGTTGGCGCGCAAATTGGGTTTTTACTTTAATAGGCTTTATTAGGAGGGTTTAATTAAATGGCAGATAGACGAGTCGGTGGAATAATTTTTCTAAAAGTTGACGGCGAATTATTCCAAGCTAAAGGTGAATTTACATACAATATCAACCCTACTAAGCGCGAGAGTGTTGTCGGCCAAGACCGTATTCATGGTTTTAAAGAAGAGCCGAAAATTATTTTTATTGAGGGCGCGATAACTGACTCTGACGAGTTGGACTTAGAAGGCTTTCAAGCTATTCGAGACGCAACAATTACTTTGGAGCTTGCCAACGGCAAAGTCATTCAATTGGCTGAGGCATTTTATGCGGCTGACGGTGACGTTTCAACGTCTGAGGGAGAAATACAAGTGCGTTTTGAGGGTATCCGAGGCCGCGAAATACGCTAGTATTTAATTAAAAATATAATTAGGAGGGAGCCACATGTCTAATGAAGAAAAAGACGATCATAGAATTAGTCCAGAAAAATTAAAAAAGGTGCATGAAATTGTTGTGCCGTTGGCATATCCAATTGATTGGGGCGACGAAACAATTAGCGAGCTACGCTTGCGAAGGCCCAAAGGTAAAGACCTTGAGCACATGTCGGCTGAGCCAACGATGAAAGAGCTAATGATGGTTGCGCAAAAATGTGCAAAGGTACCAAGGCGAGTTATTGAAGAGCTAGACTCCGAGGATGTAATGGAGTTAGTTGAGGCGGTTGCTGATTTTTTGGAGAGTGGTCAGAGGACTGGCAGGAAGCGCTTGTACTCATAGCATTTGTTTTCCGCTGGCCGCCTTCTGAATTATATAACTTAACAGCTCCGCAAATTCGTTTTTGGGAAAAGCGAGCGGAAAAGCTGCAAGATAAAATGATCATGTAACGGGAGGGCACATGGCAAAAACAAGAGACTTAGTTTTACGTTTTCGCGCTCTTGATCGTGTGTCAAAAACTCTCGATAAAGTTAGAAAACGTTTTCCGAAATTAGCAAGGGCAGCCCGGCGAGCAAGCCAAGCTTTTCAAATTTTCAGTGCTCGCACTAAAGTTTTCAGAGATGCAATGAATAAAGTTGGCCGAGGTATGCGAAACGTCGGCACGACAATGACAACGAGAGTTTCGGCTCCGATCGGGCTCGCAGGGGCGGCCATACTCCGCACGGGTGTAATGTTTGAAAAATCAATAAATAAAGTTGCAGCGATAACCGACACAATCATTAAAGGAAAAATTACGCCTGAATTTGAAGCGCTTGAAAAACAAGCATTGATGCTTGGCTCGTCAACTGAATTTTCTAGCACGCAAGCCGCCGATGCAATGGCTCTTTTAGGGCGAGCTGGTTTTAAAGTTAATGAAATTTTAGAGAGTACTGACGACGTGCTTGCGCTCGCAAGTGCTAGTGGTATGGACTTAGCTTTTTCTGCCGATGTAATGGCGAAAACAATTAGAGCTTTCGGTTTATCTGCAAAAGACGCAACCCGAGTTTCTGACGTATTGTCTGACGTTTCAAGGCGAACCAATGTAGACTTAGAAACAATTTCGGAAACGTTTAAGGATGCGGCCCCAATTGCGAAAGCATACGGTTTGAGTTTAGAGCAAACTGCGGCGATTACTGGTTTGCTAGGTGACGTTGGCATTCAAGGCTCGAAAGCAGGTACAACTTTGAAGTCGATAATGCTAAAACTTGCAGCGCCGTCAGATAAAGCCAGGAAATTTATGGAGGCTATGGGCATTTCTGTTACTGACGCTAGCGGAAAAATGCGAAGCGCCGGGAAAATATTAACTGAAATAGGCCCGAAATTAGCAGGGCTAAACAAAGACAAACAGCTTTTAGTTATCAATGAGCTTTTTGGCTTACGAGGCATCGCGGGTGCGGCGGCGTTAATGGAGCGCGCCATTGCCGAGGGGAAAAACCCAATTGCTGAATTATCAAAAGCATTAGAGGGGTCAACTGGCGCAGCTAAAGAGATGCAAGCAACAATGTTGCGCGGGTCGGTCGGAGTGCTTGCTCGTTTCCAAAGTGCGCTTGAGGGAGTGGGTCTCGCATTTGCAAAGTCGGGCCTATTAGAGTCGTTTGCTAGCATCTTAGAGGACTTGGCTAAAATGCTCTCAAGTTTATCAAAATTAAACCCGCAAGTTTTAAAAACAATAACCATAATCGCCGGGCTTGTGGCTATTCTAGGGCCTGCGCTTGCAGCAATTGGTTTTATGGTACAGGGTATCGCGCAATTAACAATTGTTTTTGCGGCATTAAAAGCTGCGACGGTTTTTGTCGCAGGCGTTTTAGGGGCAGTAACTTTGCCTATGTGGGGCATTGTCGCTGCGGTTGTGGCAGTTGTTGCAATTGTTGGGCGCTTAATTCAAAAATGGAGCTCGTTAGTTTCAGCTTGGAAAAAAGGCAAAGGCGTGCTCGATAGTATATCGCGCGCGGGTAAAGTATTTTTTGGTTTTGGTGATGAGCAGTCTGACGGCAAGAAAAAAGGCGTTAAAACAAAGTCAATGTTTGGCCCTGCAACAGGAGCCGCAGCGAAACAGCAAAATATGCCTGGACGAGTTGACGTCAACAGTAATCAAAATTTTAATGGGCAGCTTGATATTAATTTTAAAAATGCGCCTAAGGGCACTAATGCAAAAGCCCGCACTGAGGGGCCGCTAACTTTGAGTCTCGGCTCGATTAATGGAGTTACGTCGTAATGGCTTGGCTAGATAATTTCAGGCAGGGCAGTTTTAGAGGAGTGCCTTTTAAAACTGATAGTTCGCAAGTCGTTGGCGGGCGTCGTAAACAGGATAGAGAATTTGCGAATCGTGATGAGGGCAACTCCGAGGACTTAGGCAAAAAATTAAAAACTTTTTCTCTTGAGCTTTTAGTTATTGGCGATGATTATTTTACTCAGCGTGATGCGCTTGAGGAGGCTTTAGATACTGAGGGGCCTGGCGAATTAGTGCATCCTTACCGAGGCACTTTGCAAGTGCAAGCGGGTAGCTACACCTTAGTTGAAACTGTTCAAGAGGGCAGGCTTGCAAGATTTACTGTTGAGTTTACTTTAGCAGGAAAATTAAAATATCCCGAGCAAGTAACCGACGACGTTGAGAATGCTAAAGATAACGCAGGTAAAGTTATTGATGATTCAAAAACTTTTTTCGAAACAGTTTTCGATATAGCTAATCAACCGGCTTTTGTATTGGATAGCGCAGCCGATAAGATAGGCGCGGTTACTGATTTTGCCGAGAGCGCTGTTGCGAAAGTAACAGCGCCGGTTACAAATTTTGCATTTGCTATGCGAAATATTAAAACCTCGGTTGCTGATTTAATCAAAGCCCCTGGCGAATTATTCCAACGCCTGCGAGATGCTTTTCAACTTTTACTTGATGAGTTTAGCGACGACCCGGAAACTAGTAATACTATTTTTGGCAACTTAAGAGGTGTTGGCAATGAGCCCGCTTTTGGCCCTGTTTCGGGCAACACGCCGTCAAGGCAGCAAGAGCAAATAAATCAAGATGCTGTTTTAAATGCTGTCCGTGAAATTGTTTTAGGAATGCAAGCGCAAGCGGCGCTCGATATTCCATACACCTCGGTAAACGATGCATTAAATAATAGGCGTGATATTGTTGAGGGGCTCGACGAGCAATTGTTTTTAACTGACGACGATGAGCTTTTCCAATCAATAAGAGATTTACAAGCGTCGCTTACGCGCGCGCTACCTGCTCCCGATCAAGCTGAATTGATTAGCTACGTACCGAGGCGAACTATACCGGTAATTGTAATCGCGCATACTCTTTTTGGGGACCTAGAAAAAGAGCAAGAGATTATCGACCAAAATGATATTGAGCACCCTGGTTTTGCCCCTGGCGGGCAAACGTTGCAGGTGGGCGCAAGCTAATGGCTAACGAACGGGTACCCTTGCAAAAAGGCAAGGTTGTTGATAATGCCGTGAGTGTTTTTGTTGGCGGCAAGGCTTTCAATGGCTGGGAGCAAGTAACAATTACGAAAAGCATTGAGTCGATTGCATATAGTTTTAAAATTGATTTATTTGATAAGTTTACAGGGCTAAGTCAAGATTGGCCTTTGCGCCCTGGACTTGAGGCAAAAGTTAGAATTGGAAAAGAAACAGTTATTACGGGGCGAATTGAGAGCCTTGACGTTAGCTATAGCGACGAGGAGCGTGGGAGCTATTCAGTTTCAGGGCGATCAAAAGCGGGCGACTTAGTTGATTGTATGTGGACAGGCGATAATGAATACCAAAACATTTCACTAACTAAATTTGCCAAAACTTTAACAGCTCCCTTTGGTATTCAAGTTTTTGAGTCAGTAGTTCCAAGCAATATTGATAAAGTTTCAGTAAAGCCGGGCGAGACTATTTTTGAAGTTTTAAACCGGCAAGCTAGATTGCAGGGTTTGTTATTCATATCAACTCGCGAGGGCAACATTCGCCTCACCCGCGCAGCGCGCGCACGCGCGAGCTCAAGTCTTGAGCAAGGCGTAAATATTTTAGATGCATCGGCAACTTACGATAATAGTGAAAGGCACAACCGTTATATCGTAAAAGGGCAAAGCAAAGGCACTGACGAATTTTTCGGGGCAAACGTATCTGAGCCTGAGGGAGAGGCAACTGACAACGGAATAACTAGGCATAGACCTTTAGTCATAATTGCTGACGGCAACGTTGACGATAAGATTGCGAAAACTCGCGCACAATGGGAGGCGAGCTCTCGCTTGGCAAGAGCAATTCGAGTGAACGTAGCAGTCCAGGGTTGGGCTCAAGCTAGCGGCGATTTATGGGACATTAATCAAATAATTGCTTTCAAGTCGTCTTTTTTAGGAGTTAATAGAAAATTTTTAATTAGCGAGGTTACACACTCTTTAGGAAAAGACGAGGGAAAAACAACTTCGTTAGTTTTAGTTGACCCGCAATCATACGACCCTCAGCCCGTTGTCAATAAAGACCCTGCGGAGGACGACATTATTTCGCAGTTAAAGGCGACACGATGAATGCTGACAAATTAAGAAAATTTATAGTCCAGGTTGTGAGTCCTTTTAAAATTTTAATAAATACAATGGTAACTCGCGCGGTTATTGCCGCAGTTAATGACTCTAAAAAAATGCAAGTTGTAAAAGTAAAAATGCTTGCAGGCGAAACTCGCGCTGACGTTGAACGTTTTCAAAATTTTGGTTTTTCTAGCAATCCTCCTGTTGGCTCCGAATGCATAGCTTTAGCAATTGGCGCTAACCGCGACCACTTAGTTATTATAAATACGGATGATAGAAACACTCGGCAAAAAGAGATTGACGCTGGCGATGCTATTGTATACGACGCCGGCGGCAACAAATTACATTTTAAAAACGGAGGCAATGTTGAGATCACTGCTTTGACAGGTTTAGTTAAAACTATAACAGGCGACGAAACAATTACGGCTGAAAATATAAAAGCCACGCTTGCGGAAAATTTTGAATTAGAATTGTCGAAAGTAAAAATCGAAAATGACACGGCAGAGTTAATTGACGAGCTTCAAAAAGCATTTGCAGCTTTGTCCGTTGAGCCCATGCTAGTAAACAAGGCACTTTATGCCGATGCGGCAACAAAAATTTTAAGTTTTAAGGTAACATAAAAATATGGCAATGAACGCGGCACGATTAGGGAATGCAAGAGCGGCGGCGCTAATTGCGCTTTTACCGGCTGAATTTGCGCCCAGCGTTTCGGATGAAATGGAGTTTCGAACGGCAATTATTGCCGACTCGCAAGAGATAATCGACGAAATTGTTGGTTTTGCTGAGGTAACCACGACAGTTACTGGTACTTTGCCAACTGGCCCCGAAGCGGCTAGCGGGTCGGGGAGTGTTACATCATGAGTGGCCAAGACGTGGGCTTTTTTTGGGCTAACACTGCGAGCCCCTGTCCTGACTTAGTAATTGAGAATGGTGATTTAAAAGCTGACGAGGGCTTAGAAACTGCTGTTTTAATATCGCTGTTTTCTGATAAACGAGTGACTTTAGAGCAGTTACCTCGCGGCTTGACTGATCGCCGGGGCTGGTGGGCTGATTTAATTTCAGAGCCTCAAGACGATGAGATTGGCTCGCAGCTTTGGAGGCTTGAGCCTGGTAAAATTTTGGCCTCGACACCTAACGAGGTTGAGAGCATCATTAAAGACGCGCTAGACTGGCTCATTGAGGACGGTGTTGCTGCGGAGATTACCGTTGCTGCAGTAAGAGCAGGGCTCACGCAAGTCGAGGCTGAGGTTGTAATTAGTCGCCCAAGTGGTGACGACATTCCTTTTCGATTTTTGTGGGACGGGCAGCGGCTTAAAATACTTGAGAGTGAGGTTTAAAAATGGCATTTACGCGACCTAGTTTAACAACAATTATTGACCGAATTAAAGGAGACTTTAAAAGCGGGTTAGGTTTATCGACAATTTTACGCCGATCTTTTTTAGACGTTTTTGCTAAAGCTTTTGGCGGTGCAAGCCACACAATGCACGGGCATGTTGACTATGCAATATTAAAAAAGTTTTTTCCTGATACTGGCGACATTGAAACAGTTACTAAGTGGGGCACAATTTTTAGTACTCCTCGAAATGAGGCGCAAAGGGCTGAGCTAACTATCGAGGTAACTGGTACAACCGGGGGCAGTCTTACCGCAGGCACAATTTTTACTCGATCGGACGGCGTAACTTATTCAGTTAAAACAACCGTTGCAGTGCCCGCCGCAGATACGGCGAGCGCGACTATTGTCGAAAACGAGGACGAAACAGTCGGAGCCGATGGCAACTTAGATAATGGCAGCACTGTTACTTTGCAGAGTCCGGTTGCCGGCATTGATTCCGACGCTACGGTTACCGCAACCGAGATTGAGGGCGAGGATATTGAGGACGCTGAGGACTATCGCACGCGAGTTTTAGAACGTTTAGGTTTTCCACCTGCCGGCGGCACGGTTGCTGACTATATTGCTTTCGCCAAAAAAATTACAGGCGTTACTCGTGTATGGGTTTTGCCTAATCACCTAGGCGAGGGCACTGTTGGCGTTGCTTTTGTTGAGGACGGCAATGCGCCCGCATCGATAATACCTAGCGAGGCGAAAGTTGCTGAGGTACAAGAGCAGTTATTGGAGGACGAGCCACAAGGTACTGGGGGTTCAACAGCTTTCGCGCCAAGTGAAACAGTTTTAACTCCTGAAATACGATTAAAACCTTTCAACGACGACGTAAAAGCGGCAGTTATCGAGGAGCTTGAGGACTTGCTTTCTCGTGAGGCGCAAGTACGAGGAGCTGTTGACCCTGATCAAGTAGGCCAGGGTGTAACTTTCGATGGCAGAATTAAACTTTCGCAAATTAATGAGGCAATCTCGCTGGCTGCCGGCGAAACTGATCACATTTTAGTGTCGCCTACGGCTGACGTAAAGCCTGCGGTTGGCGGCTTAGTAACTTTAGGTACTCCAATATTTACGCCTTTATTGTAAAGGGATGAGGTAAAAATGGCGGGCTCGAAAATAGCTCAGTATGTAAATTTGTTAATAAATCTTTTGCCAAGAGGCAAGCTATGGCAGCCTCGCGAGCAACCTGTTTTAACAAGTCTATTGACTGCTACGGCGCAGGAAATTTGCCGCGTTGGCGATCGAGTCGACCAGTTATTGATTGAAGTCGACCCTCGAATTACTGACGAGGCTCTCGATCAATGGGAGGCGGCGTGGGAGCTGCCTGACGAGTGTACTCCTGAGGGCCAAAGTGCCGACGAACGTCGCACTGATTTACTGCGGAAAATTACAAATCTTGGCGGGTTGAGTAAAAGCTATTATGAGGAGCAAATTGAGCAACTTGGGTACACTGCAACAGTTTTTAATTGGGTTAATTTTGTTGCCGGGCGCGCCCGCGCAGGCGACCCACTAACAAACTATTTTAATCGGCATTTTATTGCGGGCTCAACAGCCGGCACGCCGTTAACTGAAATAGGTTGGCGTTACTATTTTAATGTTGACTTACCTGCCACTGCGGTGACTCATTTTGTTGCAGGTAGCTTAGCCGGTGAGGCTTTACAAACTTTTTCTAACCCGCGCGTTGAGTGCGTAATTAGAAAATTGAAACCTGCGCATGCGGGTGTTACATTTACATTTAATTAATAAGGAGTGAACTATGCATAAAATCGACGCGCCAGGGGCAACAGTTGATAATCTTTTTACCGAGGGAAACCCGTCGCTAGGGATACCCGCAACCGAAGTAAGCGACGACTGGCTAAATGACGTACAAGGCGAAATAGTAAACGTTATTGAGGGGCAAAGTATTGCTCTTGTAAAAGGCGACGACACTCAGCTAAATACTGCAATTTTAAATATGATTGGCGCAGGAGGCACTGGCTTTAAATTAGACCCTCTCGCCAATAATACTGCTAGCCAGGATATTACTGGGCTCATTTTTGATAAAACTTTATTTACTGGCGCAGTACTTTTTTATGAAGTACACCGGCGCACTGATAGCTCAAACGAGCAGGAAAGTGGTTTGGCACTTTGTAAGTACGACCCTGAAGATGACGTTTGGCGAATTACAAAATTAGTTTCTGGCTTTGATGACGCTGGAGTTACTTTTGACATACAATCGACGGGCCAAGTGAGAGCTAGTACCGACGACTTAGCAGGGTCTAGTTATGACGGGCAAATTCGTTTTACTAGTGTTGTCCGTTTTGCGATTTAATAAAAGGAGATTGAACTAATGAAAAACTTTTTTCAAAAATATGGAATAACAACAGCAATACTTTTGCTTTTTAGCTTAATTGCTTACGGGGCAATTATCGGCGAAAACTCGCTTCGACTTGGCGATTTAACTGGCTCTGACGTTGAGATTCAAATGGGCGACGGCCGCTTAAAATGGGATACCGGCACTAGTAAAATGCAATTTTCGGAGGATGGAGGCAGCGGGTACAGCGATATCGGCGCAGCAGGCTCGGCAACTCCTGCGCTTGACGTAGCAAGTGTCAGCCTTTTAGATAACGCACTTTTCGAAAGTGACGTTGCAAGTTGGACTGCTTCGGCGGGCACCTTGGCCCAAGAAACGGCGGGCGCGCAAGTCGGTATTGGCGCGGGCTCAATGTCTTGGACACCGGCGGCGGGCGCGGATACATTAACAGCGGACTTGGTAGCGATACCTAATGCGCTTTTAAGTTATGTCGATTGTGATCTTGATTTTTATTATAAAGGAAAAGGGCACACAGTCGAAGTATGGGACGGCTCAAGTGCGGTTGCCTCGTTATCATCTTTAGACGACGTTGCAGTTTGGACTCGGGCGCAAGTAACTTTTGATTGCCCCGCTAGTGGCTCTTTAAGCGTTCGAATTGTTGCCGCTGATAATTCGATTGTTAGATATGACAATATGATGCTTGGGCTTTCGTCAGTTGGTAAAGACCAATTGAAAAAAGCGACAACTTATTTCGCCCGAGTTGGTAGCACGGCAGGCACTTGCGCAGGCGACGAGGAGGGGCCAATTGATTGGATTGATAACGTTTCAACCGGAGGCACTGGCAACTGCGTAATGAATTTTACTGCCGGTTTTTGGGAAAGTGTTAATGACTTTAATTGTACATGCACGGGAGCTGAATCGCAAACTTATTGCTTCTTGCAAAATAAAAGTACTTCTAGCATAAGAGTGCTTGCTTACGACAATACCTTTGGGTCAACTGTTGATCAGCTAGTCTATATCCAATGCGCACATTCAAGAGGAGATTATTAAAATGAGAAAACTTATATTACTTACATTTGTTTTACTGTTTGATATATATAGCTGCCAAAAGGCTTTGGGAGCTATGCGATCAGTATGGGCAACAAAAGCGAATATCGAGGCATCCCAAGCAGAAACCGAAAACTTAAAAGGCTATAAAAATAAGGCATATTGCGAGCATAGAACTAAGGCAATTTGCTATGAAGTTGACGGCGAAAAAATGAAAACACACGTTTTTTCAGGAATACTTTTTATCGAAAATTCAGTGAAAAAAGCGGATTATGACCAATCCGTGGCCGATAAAGTTGCCGAAAAAACTGCGCGAGAAGTCAAGTTGGCGGCCAGAAAAGATGCCTTAAAAAATTGTGCTTCGGTTTTGCGAGACTCGCCAACTAACGAAGAAATTAAAACGTGTGTCAGGCTAGTACTTGTGCACGTGATATCGAGACAATTAACAGCCGACGAGATGTAAGGGCTTTCGCTCATGCTCAAATTTCTATATAATAAAGGCATGGGCGTATTTGCTTTATTCGAAATTGCGATAAAACTCCTTAAATATATTAAAACTCCTTATGGTGTTTTAATCGCCGCTTTAGCAGTAGTTGTTAGCATTGGGGCGTACGCAGCTTACGACGATATCGCAAAAAAGCACCAGTCAGCCATTGAAAAAATAGAGTCCAACACCGGCGAAATAAATGCACTACAATTACAAAATGCAGTTATTCTATCGACATTAGAGCAAATAAGTAAGACTGTTAATAAAACCGACGATCGTATCTGGCAAATGGTGCAAGAATTAAAAAGTAAGAAATAAGAAAAGGGAGGCATTTTCGTGACAACTTTTCGTCAAGCTTGCGAGCCTTATTTTATGTTTTCGCCGATAATGAGCAACAGGCCATACCAAGAGCCTGACGGCAACGGCCCTGTTTACAACGCCCACTATTTCTCAATTTTAAAAATGCGCGGTGAGCTTGACCCCGTAAAAGATAGAGAGCATTTTCTTAAATCAATAGGCGAGCGAACTATTAGCCCCGGCGTTTATAACCGCTCATTTACGAAATTAGAGCACAACTCCCACGATAATTATATCGGCGACGCTCGATGCGCTCAACTCTTGGCCCCAGAAATTGCCGACGATATTTACAGGCACGGGCTCTGCAATGATTGGGTTTACAACAATACCGGAAAAACCGATTTTGTTACTTTATTTAGAGCTTGGCACTGGCGGCTGACTGGCGTTGCGCAACACTATAAATTGTGTGCCAATCATCCGGTTACGCCTTTCGATGAATGGGCTTTTTGCATTGACAAAATATACACTAATTTCAAGCCTTTCAATGCCACTAGCGGGCGACTTTTAGATTTATTAAAAATAGAGGCTTACGTTGACGGTCTGTATCAAAGCGACAAACTCGATAGCGCCGTCAATGCATTTGCAAACACAATTGAGAGCAAGTATCCTAGTAAACTAAGCGGGGTATATGGCGGGTATTTTGGCGACGAGCATCCGTTTGCCACTCATACTAAAAATTTTAACGTTAGGAGAAAACAAAAATGATAGAAAAACAAGAAATTGAATGGGCAAAAGAAACTGGCGACCATGGCGAAATTTTAAAAGAAATATCTCGCGGCATCGCTGAGAAAAAATCATTAATAGAGATTGCGTCTAGCTTACCCGACGAGGTTATGGAGGCCATAAACGGAGCCGATCAAACTGACGACGAGTTTCGCGAAAACTTGCCTGTTGTTGCTGCAACAATTGGTTACCAACTTGGTTACTCACTTGGCCTAATTTTACAAAAGCGTGCTGAGCCTAAAGATGAGGCTCCTGTTGAGGGCGACGCGCAAGCTTAATGAAAAAGCGCCTAATAAAAAAAATTATCTTCGCAGCCTTGGGCGCGCTTCTCCTATTATTAGGAGGGTGCGCTCAATTTCAAGCTGCGCCTGAGTTAAACCCTGAAATTGAGTATCAACCAGATATATACTTACGAGCTGATGGGCGCGAGGGCCGGGGCTTTTTAGTTTTACCTAATAAGTCTTATTTAGATATTGAGGTAAAATCGCCTGGTAAAATTTCAATGCTTTTAGCAACCTCTTGCCATAGGCAAGAATCTAATTACGATATAAAATCGGGTTGGTTTAGGTCAGGTAAAGAATTTACTTATCGGCATACGCCAAACGGTGACGTTGAAAATTGCCTTTTACGTTTTGAAAGTTTCGATCAATCTAGCAAAAAGCGCCATGCTTGGGGCTTGATTGCAATGGCTAGCCCAATTGATAGCTTGCCCGCCGAATTGTATTGCGACGGCTCTCATGCTTTCCCTCGTGGCAACTCTAAAGCTATGCTTGGCGGCACTTCGCTTTGCATTGCCTGGCACGGACTCGATCAGAGAATTATTTTTAAAAGCCCTGTTGACGTTGTTTTTGACGACCCTAATTGCGCGATACCCGTATCTGCGGACGGTAAAACTTGGGACTTTAAAATAAAAAAACATTTATGCGTTTATATTTTTGCCGATAAAAAAGCCCCATATGACACTCACAATTTAACAACTTTTGGCTACGACGAGGTACCTGTACGGATAAAATGATTAAGCTGTTAACTGTTTTCGCGCCTATTATTTTGAAAGTTATTGAGATGTTTAGCTCAAGCAAAAGTGCTGCCTCAGAAAATAAGAAATCATTTATTGAATATATTGAGAAAAGTATTGATAAACAAAAAATGTCTATTGATGCAAAAGACTCAGCTAAAAGGCAACGAATTGAATTGCAAAAATTAAGACTTGAGAGATTGAAAAAAGAGGCAGAAAAATGAGTGTAATTACAACTTTTCCATTCACAACGCCGGCAAACTATACAGGCATAAACGCTGAGGTATCAGGAGGCGTTGGCAAACTTGGGCTCGTAGACAATCCAGGGCAGATATTTTCTAATGCTTTTACGAATGATACAGGTTTTACATATGATAATACTATGGCCGAATTTACAGGCGGCTTAGTAAGGTCTAAAGATCAAAGGCCCGCCAATGCAATACTTGCGGCAACTTATACTAGCTCAGTAGATTTAAGTTGGGCTAGTTTTTCCCCATTAACAGGAACGCTGAGCGGTACTCCGATCATTTCGGGTACTAAGCTAGTTTGCACGGGAGCGCAAGGCGTTTACTACTCAAACGCCGCAATCGGAGCGATACAAAATATAGGTACTATGCGGGCGAAATACACTCCCAATTACACAACTTCGCCGCCGACAAATGTGAATATACTGACGCTTTGGAACGGCTCGAATAGCGATGACAGAATCGTTTTAACCAACTCGCCGTCGGGCAACAATTTGAGGCTAACTGTCAGCGATTCAACCGGGACGTCAATAGTTGGAACCGCTGCAATCGGAGGGGCTTGGGCACCTACCGCAGGCCAAGAATATGAGTTTTTATTAACTTGGGATACCTCAACAGGCACTTTCAGGCTTTTCATTGACGGTGTTTTACATGGCACAATAACCGTCGGTGCTTACACTCGCAGCACTAGTGCTATTCGTTTTGCCGTTGGGGCGAACGCTAGCGTTTATAATGTTGCCGAGGGCTCTTTTGCCGATGCGGTTTTGTACAGCACTGTTTTATTTACTTCGGGATACACTCCCGGATACACCTTAACTGAAACTGCTTACCTTGAATCAAAAATCGATGGCCCCAATTTTAGTTACACTGGAATAGGCACGGTCGTTTCGGTTGACGACGCGACTTTTACTGAGTCCGGGGCACCTCGATACTTAGTCGGCGGTTTATATTGGAATGGTTCGGCTTGGGTTGCTTCTGACGGCTCATACGCACAAGCAAATGATTCGACAACTTTAGTGGCAAACTTAGGAGCTCTTGATCTTGGCGGCGGCGTTTTGCCCTGGTCTGTAATTTTTCCTAGTAGCAACACACAAGCGTCGATTGATGATTTTAGTATTGAAGTTACTGGCCAACAATATGCAGCCGAGGGCTCGCTCGAAACAAATAACGCTTTCGTTGCTCGTGAGTTTACTGACTTTCAAGCTGAGGAGTCGGCCCCTGGTTCGACGGCAATTAAATATATATTTGTTATAAATGGCATCGAGTATTATCACAATGGCACGGATTGGGTTATTAGCGATGGCTCGGCTACGCAAGCAAATACGTTGGCCGAAGTACAAGCAAACGTGGCAACATTATTGAGTTTAAACTCTAATTGCAAAATAAAAGTTGTAATGACTGGCGACCAAACCGAAACACCTGAAATTGACTCAGTTACAGTTACCTATGACTTTGGGGCTATCGAGCCCGCGGCACCCACACAATGCCAAGTTTATGGCTTTTTAAAGGACTCTGAAAACAACCCGATCGCCAACGCCGTAGTTACCGCGCAACCTAATCGCGAAATTGACGAATATGTTGAGGCCGCCGATCGCGTTATTACAAAAATAATTTCAAAAACAACCGATGCAAATGGCTTTTTCAGCTTTAACTTAATTATCTCTGACGACTTCGAAGTTGACGTTGGCGCGGACCCTATGCAATATGTGCTCGCGATTACACCTGAAAATGCAACAACACCTATATTTAAAAACGGGTTAGATACTGCCAACGTTGCCAAGAAAATACTTTTTGAAGTGCCAAACCAAGCTTCGGTAAATATCACTGATCAAATAGGAGCCGTGTAAATGCAAGCTGATAAAATTTTAAATAGAACGACTCGAATTATCTCGCGTATAGAGGGAGCTAAGCAACTAATTTTAAGCGAAAAGATTGGCTTTGATATGGAAAAAATAAAGCCTCTTTTCGGTAAGTTAACTAGCGAAATTAAAGATCAATCCGACAACCTTTATAAAGAAGCTAGCAAGCCGAAACCTCCTAGAAAAGCAGGCGATTTACTGCAAGAGATAGCCGACAAAAAACAAATTACGCCTGAATTATTAAAAGAGATTGAGCAGTTAATAAACGCTAAAGATGTAAAAGTAAAAACACGCTAAAATTTACTGATACATTTCGTCATTTTAATGTGGCAAAATTAACTTAGTGGGCTCTAAAAAATTTATTCCAAAAATAATTTTATTCGATATCGAGACACTGCCTAACTGGTTTGAAATTCTGCGAGTTTGGCCAAGGCTTAGCGCCTACCCAGGGCTGACTTTAAAAGCTACAATCACAACTATTATTTGCGCGGGTTGGAAAGTTTTCGGCGAGAAAAAAGTACATTGCATAAATGCTTGGGACTTTTCACGTTGGAAAAGAAACATTAACGACGACTATACTGTTGTTAAAAAAATCAGTAAAATTTTATCGACTGCCGACGCTGTTGTCACTCACAACGGCAAAAGTTTTGATTGGCGGTTTTTACAAACTCGGCTTGCTTATCATAAATTGCCGCTACTAACTAACTTGCACCATATTGATACAAAAGAAGTAGCAAAAAAGCACTTTTTTGCTTTCAATAATAAATTAGAAACAATTGGCCGGTTATTGGCAAATGACAAAAAGCTCGAAAATGGAGGTTGGGACTTGTGGGTCAAAGTCGCTGGCAACAATGCGAGGGCTAAGAAGCTAATGAGCGACTATTGCAAACAAGACGTTTTACTTTTAGAAAAATGCTATAAAGAGATGCGCCCGTTAATTTCAAATATCCCCAATCACAATTTATTTATTAACGACGGGCTGATAGATAAAGAAAGCCGCGTTTGTCCAAATTGTGGCGGCTCTCGATTGTATGCTCACGGTTTGCGAATTACAAAAACAACTAAGTACCGGCGGTATCGTTGTCGCGATTGCCGCAGTTTTTGCCGTACCGACAAAAAAGATGCAAAACCGAGAAGCATATGAGAGGGCGAGTCAAGATACTTGGCTTTCATTGGACTTATAAAATGATGACTCTTGCCGAGTTTCTACAATTACACCCTGAATGCGAGGATAGCGGCGCGCTTTGCTTGATAAAAAAGAGGCAAATTCATTTTATAGATGAGGAGCTTTCCCTTGGCATAGTAAGACACGAAGTCAGGCATGCTTTTCTATCTTGCCTTTGCCTTGAGTCTACAAAAATAAGCATTGAGGACTTTGAAGAAATCAACTGTACTTTAGACGAAACTCGTTGGGATCAAATGGACGAAACGAGTAAAAAAATTTATAAACGATTAAAAAGTGCCAAAAAAAGCCACAAAAATATTGTGGCTCAGTTGTAAAATTGCGCAACTTTACAAAATTACTATTTATCACCTAAGCTTTTAGCACGATCAGCGTAAGCCAATAACTGCGTGATTGAGTGTTGCTCACCGCTTTGTAATTTATAGCACTCCTCAAGCATTAATTTTTCTAAAGCTTCTTTTGATTTTGCATTACCAGCGTTCGCTTTCGCTTCTTTTCTAGTTACTTCTTTTCTACTTGCCATTTTATTAGCTCCTTTTTTTTTGATTGTTTTATTGATTTTGTTTTATCAATTTACTGTAAACATTAGTACAATTACTTAATTTTCTCAATGTGAGGTGCATTTTTCGCCAGTGCTAGCATTAAAATAAATGCTTTAGCCGGCGGTAAGTCCTCTTGCTCGCCCAATAGGACGCCCGCCGCGCTGAGTAAAACGCGTCCATATTCTGAGCAATAAGTTTCCTCTTTATTTTCGAACGGGTTTTTTGAGAGCCCAAAAACTGCCATGACTCCGCAGCCAAGCATTTCGCGAGTACCATATTTTTGGCCAACAGTACTAAATGCTTTTAGCAAAAAATCGTTAAATTGTTGAGGTAGTAAACGAATTAAAAATTCGTGCATTGGCGTGCGACGCTTTTTAAATTCGCTAAAAAGTTGCACAACGACGCCTTTGCCTATCGCGTGGGCAACTAGCTTGACGCCTCCCAATTCAAAGCAAACATACATATGCGAAAAATCAATTCTAAAAACTCGCATTTGTAATTTTGAAATAAGTCCAGGACTGTGGCTTTTTGAAAACCCAACATAAATATGTCGTGTTTGAGCTATTTCCATTTTTTTTTCTCCTGTTATTGTTTTTTCTTACTTAAAAATATCACAATCCAAGTCAATGTCATCGTCTATTTTTTCCCAGATAATTTTATGGCCGATAAACTCCTCGAATAAATCTCGGCATTCGGCTAATTTTGGGAAAACATAAACTCGTTGCCTTTCGCCGTTTATAGTTACTCTTTTAGTTTTGATTTTAGGAATACACTTTAAAATATCTTTACCAAAAGCGGAGGCATCCGGCAGCCACGAGCGAACGTTTCTATATTTAGCAAACGAAATGCAAGCATCACGTAGGTCATTACGGTTGACGTTTGTCATCCATTCTTTATCATTGAAAGGCAGGTTTATAAACACGCCCTCTTGCAAACAAGAATAAAGCCACGATTGCACAACGTTGAGCGTTTGTAGTTTTTGATCTAATAGCCCCTCAGTAATCGGCGCAACGTTAACGTCAACAGTTTTTAAATCAAAGTCTAAAAACTCGCGCATTAAAAGCCTGTTGCCTCCTTTTTCATCTAGTAAAATTCGCATTTTTTTAAAGTAACTATTCTGCCCGCGTCTATCACTGCTGACATTAAAAACAGCAAAGCGTCGCTCGTCGCGGGTTGCAGGCACAACCCAGTCCTCGTTTGATAGCAAAACAATTCTCGTTAAATTTTTAGTTGAATAAACCTCGTTACCTTTGGGCTCAATTAAGTGCTCGTTGCCTGTAATAATATCTTTTAAAGCGCCCTCAGCCTGTTTGTCGCCACTCCAAACTGCCTCGTCTAAAACAAATAATAAAAGATTGGCCATGTGAGCGTTAAAGTTACTAACTAAATAGCGCTTGTTAGGCGCAGTTTTATAGTGCGCTCCGATCAATTTGCCGACACGATCAATTAAAGCGTTTTTGCCTACTCCTTTTTCACCTTTAAAAACTAAAGCAGTTAGCGGCTTTTCATAGGGCTTTTGAATTAAATGAGCAAAATAGCCCATTAGCCAGCTAAATAATTCAGCACTGCCTTTGCAAACATTATCTAGCGCGTGCTCTTTAAAAATTCGCACACCCTCGACCATTTCGGGCGTTGGCTTTTCATTCTTTTCTAAGGGCTCGACCATAAAACCCTGCCATAAATTGAAAACGTTCGGCGGCGCTTTTTGGCAAGGCATTAAGTTTACATAGTCGTAATTTGCTCGCTCAGGAGACTTGAACCATACCTCGCTTAACTGTTTCCAACTTTTGCCCATTTGAATTTGCTGAGCTTTGAGTGAATCGTGAAAGGCTTGCACTCGCATGTATTCGATACTTCTATCTGATCGCCGTCGTAGAATACGCGACTGCCCGCCTAACACGATAAAACCGTAAGTTTTATTTAATTCTTTTACAGGGCTCAAAATTTCGTTTTCGACATCCTCTTTTTCAACAGGCGTGAAATCGGCCTCAGGCGAGTCGGCCCCAATTGTGTTTTGCCCGTAAGAATATGCATTTTCTATCTTACGTCGTAACTCGTCTAAGTCCCAAGGTGGCTGGCATTTTGTATTCCAATTATCAGCCAATAAATCAAAAGCATTGTCAATAGAAACACCAAAATCTTTTAACTTAGCTGAAACTTGAAATGTTGTGTGGTCGCCACCGTCGCCCTGAATTGCAAGCGGCGCTTTTTTCAAATAATCAAGAGTTCGTTTTTTCGCAGTCTCTTGGCTCACTTCGATTTTTGCCTCGATAGTTCGTTTTTCGACTTTTTCGTTTGCTTTTAATTTTTTAACTAGCCAGGAGGGAGCGTCAGCAATCGGATTATCGATAAAAGTATATTGCCCGGCGGGCACAACTGAGCCAGGGGCAACAACATAACCGCCGCGCGAGCGGATATCGAGCCCTGGGCCTAAAACGTCAGTGCCTTGTTTCAAGGGCTCATTGTGTTTATAAATTAAATGCAGGCCTCCTGTTGGCGTTTTTGTTGTAAAAGTTTTTGGAAAATTAAAACCAGCGAGCTCCAAATTTAGCATTGTTTCGCTGCCTTTTTTGCTATCCTTATTATCAACGTCGACAACGATCAGCCCACAAATGCCTGTTTTTCTAGTTTGAAATTTTGAGGTTGCAATGCCAACATTATATTGATGCTCAACGCCCATTATAGGCTCAAGCCAAAAGCGACCCAAGTCGCTTGAATCATCGGTTGCGCATTCAGTGTAATTACTTATTGCCGGTGTTTTCTTGCGCTCAATGAGAGGAAAAACAAAAAAGCCCATTGATGCGAGATTTTTCGCAGCTTTATAAAAGCTCATTAATCCCGCCCTTTCGATTTTTTCAAATTTCGCTTAACGCGATTTAATTTATAAAATGGTTTTGAGTTTTCTCTATGACTAAGTATGCGTAAATTTTCTCGGCGATTGTCTAAACTATCGCCGTTAACATGATCAACAACGAAACCCGCAGGAATATCAGTAATACGACTTAAAATAAATCTATGCATATAAATTTTCTGGCCGCTGGCGCAACGTAAAGCGTAGTACTTTTTATTTTTTCTTTTAGATTGAGTTTCGTTTGCGCGCCATTTATATTGATTAACTTGCTCAAAGTCCTCAATAGATATAAGAGCAATTTTATTTTTAGTAAGTTTAATTTTTTTATAATTCATTTTCGATAGCGCTCCCCTTGCCAACCCTCAGCCGAAATTGGTAAGTCAGTAACCCATTCAGGCAATTCGCACATTATATTTTCAAGTTCTTTTACACTGCCAAAATTTTTACTAACCTCCGTAACAATTTCGTCGTGAACGTGTAAAATTACAGGATACCCTCGCGACTCAACTCGAACTAATGCCTCAGCTAACAAATCACGAGCAGTCGCTTGAGTTACGTTTTCAGCGATCAAGCCGCCATACGCAACACGAGTGCAAAAATTATTGTAAACCATACCTTTATAAGTAAGGGCAATTTTTTGCTCGCCCCAAGGTGTCTTTACCTCTTGGAGTTTAGGATATGGGTAACAAATTGTACGCCCTGAGGGCAGCCTGCAAAATAAAAAAGAGCCCTTACGCAGGAACGTTATTAGCCTACCCTGAACACCGCAAGCAAATTTTTTATTAGGGTTTTGGGTGGCCGCTTGAGCGGCATTTTCTAAGTCATACCAAAACCTGACTATGCGTTGATTGGCATTTCGCCAGCGCACTTTAATTTCGTCAGCTTGCGCGTCGGGTACTTTAATAAAATAAACTTTTGCCATTGATTGAAATGCGCCGACGCCTCCCTGAAAGCCTAAAGCCAAGTTGGCAACTTTGCCAATTAATCGTTGGGCCTTATTCACTTTATCAATAGCAACGCCATAAATTTCGCCCGCTGTATGCTCGTACATTTTGCCGTGAGTGCGATAGACATTGAGCGCTGACTCTTGGCCTGCGAGCCAAGCTAAAACGCGGCCCTCAATTGCGCTAAAATCGCAAGCAACCAATTTTTTACCAGGGGCAGATCGGAGCATAGCTCGAATACAACTAGTAATTGGGTCGATCGCTGAACCATGAAAAATATTTAAATACTCACTTGCCTCGTCGGGGGGCACTTTAGCTAGCCTCTCCATTATGTCCTCAATTTCATTTTGTGAAATTGTAGGCCGTTTTAAATTTTGCAACTGTATGCGCCGGCCTGCCCAACGGCCAGTCGAGGCCGCGCCATAATATTGGAAACAGCCGCGCACTCGCCCGTCACTGCTTTTGCTAGTTATCATCGCTTGCAATTTAGAAGTTGACGATTTACTTGCCTCTTGCCTCAATAAAAGGGCTGATCTAACTTTATCTGGTAAGCTATCAAGCGCGAGTAAGTCCATAACCTCGGCTTTTTGGACTGTTTCGCAGTCAAAGCCTTGCAATTGTATCCAATCTCGCAAGGCAACGCTGGCGTTGCAGGTTGAAACCATGCCGCCAGTTAAATTATTGATTGCCTCGTTGGCTTTTTCTTTTTCTTTTTTAACGACAATGATTGCTTTTCTTGCGGCATTTTCGTCAAGATATACTCCGCGATAATTAATTTTTTGATCTAAAAGCCAAATATTTCGCTCTGAATTTGATAAGTGTAAAAGCCTTTTATCTAGTTCCCGCTCGACTATTATATCCTGTATGCAATACCTATAGAGCGCTTTATATTTTTCTTTTATGTCTAGTTTTGGCGTCGAGTCCTCGGCATTCCACCATGTAATTTTGCCAGTTTTCAGGCATATTTTCCTTGGCTTACAAAGCTGCAACATTACTCTATGGCCTTTCATATCTTTTTTATATGGCATACCAGTTGCGTTTGATGCGGCCTCAAGTGTACCAGGCAGCCCCATAGAGTAAGCTCTAACCATTGTGCAGTCGAATTTCGAAATTGGCATTTGTGGCCATCCATAACGTCGACAAACACCATTCCATATTAAAAATTCAAATGCGGCGTTATGAGCTATAAAAATCGAGTTTGGGTTTTGGACGATTTGCTTCAATTCATACGGGAAAGCTTGGCCGGGCCTCCAAAGTTTAACGTCGTTGTCGTTAATGGCGTATGCCATGCAAAGCGCATCGGTTGTTTTATCTAAGGCGTAAACATGAGCGCCGGCTTTTCTTAAATCGACAGTGCTCCTAGTTTCAAAATCAATGTGGACATTAATTTTTGCCAAGATAAAGCTCCCTCTTTTATTTAAATTGTCTTGATTTACTCAAGACCCTCTTTTATTTAAATTGTCTTGATTTACTCAAGACCCTCTTTTATTTAAATTGTCTTGATTTACTCAAGACCCTCTTTTATTTAAATTGTCTTGATTTACTCAAGACCCTCTTTTTCGCAGAACCAAGTTTCAATACTCAGCTCGACCATGCCGGTATCTTTAAACTCGCTCAATTCGTAACCGTTTTCTATGCACGACCTTGGTATCCATGTTTCATCAAAGCCGGTTGCAAGGCAAATTGCTTTCGGCGTTGTGCTAATGATTTCGCCGTAAATTTCGCTATATATTTTGTCCATAAATTCTACTTTCCATAAAAAAAAACTGCTCGGCAAATGAGCCAATTGCTTGGGTGGAAACGATTTAACAATCACTTGCCGGGCAGTTAACTTCAATTTTTATAATTAACTAAATAAATCAGCCGAGCTGCCAGCGCTTTCGCCCGCGTCCGAATTTTCAACAGCTTGAAAGTCGTCTTGCGGTTTGCTACGAGCGCCGAAACTTTCGCCGTCGCGAAGTTTTTGCACGTTATTTAATCCAAAAGCAATGCCTCGATTGCCTTTATTGTCGTATGCATAAGCGTTTATCATTGCTCGTGCATAGCATCCACCATAAAACTCGGCAGTATCAATTATCTCATTAACGTCCTGGTCAACAACGCCGGGGCGTTGGTTTGATCGCAAATTAAGATAAAAAGCGCCTGCCTCATAACCTTGCGGCAATTCTTTTTCGCCTGTTGCAGTATTTACTTTTGCTCGGTCACCTTGATCGCGAAACGGTGATCGCATTTGATTCGGTTGGCACGGCCATTTTGAATTGTCCTTGCCAAACTTTTTTATCAAAGCCTCTTGCGCCGCTTTCTTCAATGCCGTTAAATCATCGCCTTTTTTGAAAAGCGCGATTAAAGAATATTCGTCTTTGCCGTTTAAATCGTTTCGCTTTGGTTGAAATACGGCCGGGAACGCAACTCTAAACTCGGGTGTTAATACTTTTGTACTCATTTTTATTTTCTCCTATTAGTTTTCTAGTTTTTTAGTTTTCATTTTTAAAGTGCTAGCGGGGCGCTCATAACACCTCGCCAGCAATAACCTCAGAGCGTTGGTTTTTTCTCCTCGATTAAAGACAAGATTATTTAGAGGCACAAGCGAATAAACTTTTTTAACTATAACGCTCATTACAATTCAGCCTTCAACCGGCTCAAAATCAAGCTTAGGGTCGCGGTAAAAACCAAACTGTTTTTTCGCATCGGCAACATTTACTTTCTGCTTTTGCGGGCACTTAATTTTAGCAGGGCAAAAAATGCAATGATCGCCTGCAACTAAAGCGGCGTTTTCTTTTATAGTCTCTTTAGCTGCGGCAATTAAATCAGCCTCAAAATCAATAAAATATGTATTGGGTACCGTCCAACTTCTTATAGGCCCGTCAGGGTGATAAGCTCTTGGTTGGACGATTGTCATTGTTATATATTTAGGTCTATATGGTAAAGTTGATAGCGCCCCGAGTGCATAGTAAGAAGTTTGCAGATTGTTTTCAACATTTACAACAATGCCTTCGCCGTGTTTATAATCAGCCACGTGTAATGTCTGTTTCGAGCCCTCGTAGGCAACACAATCACTCGTGCCGTAAAGATCAGGGAAAATCTCAGTCATATCAAAAGCGTGCTCAATATGCACAACACCGCAACGCTTTTTTAGCTCAGCAACATATTCTAGGTAAACGCCCACTTGTCTGTTGAAAGTTTCTATGACATCGCCGACAGTTATTTGTTTCGAAAACGACTCCTCCAAAATAAAAGCTGAATACTCATGCGCCATTGTGCCAATTTGAGCGGCAGCCCCTGCTTTGTGGGGCACGCCCTCGCTCTCCCTAATTGAGCCAGGGCATTTAGCCCAACGATGCATTGAACTCGCCCCAATCTTGCTATGTACCGGCCTGTCATCTTTTAGCTCGAATTTTGGCGCAATTATTGTTTTTTCAAACGTGTTGTTTACCAATGGGGCTCCCTCCAAACGAGATCGTTGCAAAGTTTTTTATGTTTTATTGCAAAAGTTTTTTGCAAGCGTCAGTAATGGTCCCGTATTTCGCGGGGTCGATATCAGATATCCGCTCAGCGCCAACATTTGTTATTAGCTCTCTCACTTTATTCATCCCGCATTTAGTGCCTACCTCTTGCAATTTTTGAGTGAGTTGCTCTTTTGTAATTTCAGGTGTTGAAATGGGAGCCGGCGAGGCATCGTCGAAAAGGCTCATTCCCTCACTCGGCTCCGCGATTGCATTTTCGGGTGTGGCACCACTTTCGGGTTTTGTATCATTATTAAAAGTAAACTGTTTTGAGCTCATAAAATCAGCAATCGTGTCAAGAGCCTTTGCTAACTGCGTGTGCATATTTGCAATTAAATCTAGTTTATATACTATTTCTTTTAAGAGGCGATCGTTTGATTTTGGTTTTGTTGCTGCATTTGATTTTGGGTTTGTTGTGGCCGCAGAGGACGCAGGCTTTTTTATCGTTGCTGTTTTTTTAGTTGTGAGCTTTCTTTTTGCTTTTTTGGCGATTTTCTTTTTGCTCGCTTTGCGAGTGACTTTTTTCTTGCTCATTTTACCAACCTTTCGTTTTTAAGTTTTAGTTTTTTAAATTTTCAATCGCAAATTTTTATGAGTTTTTGCGATATCCAACGAACGTAAAACGAAAACCAACCGATTAGCAAATATTTTTTATTGAGTGAGCGCGTTATCGCTTTTTGGCGCGTGGCGCTTTTTTCATTGCTCGGCCACAAGTCGGGCACTTAGCTAAATTCAGCGCATCGAGCATTGCTTTTTCAAAAATGCCAGCGAAGTCGATACCTTTGCGTCTTGCTTTTTTAAATAATTCAGGGTCAACCCGGACACTGGTTACTGTTTTTGGCTTGCTCATTTTAATTTTTCCTTTTTTATTTTTTTTTATTTATTTCTTTTTTATTTATTTGCCCCGCAAATAAAACAATACAAAACCTTGTCGTCTTTATAATCTCGGGCCCAAACATGATTGCAAACTTTTTGCATTTCAGATTGGCGAATTTGCAACTCCAAAGTTATATTTTTTAGACTTAAGATTGCTCGCGATAACTCACTCGGCGACATTAAGTAATTAATTTCAATAATAGGCGGCGCAGGGCTTTTGCCTTTTAATCGTATTATTGTTTCGGTTGAACCGTCAGTTTTTTGAATAAAATCAAAAAGTTCTTTTTTCATTTCGTCTCCGCTGTTTTATGCAATTTATAAAAATTTCTGAATCTTTATCGTTTACTTTTAATTTTCCATTTTCGCGCACAATATGAGAAAAATGTTTGGGGGCCCCTAAACGTTGGCCGTCAAGATCGACAAATTCTCCATATAAACAAATATCATCAAATGAACTATTAATTATTCCGCAAGAGCATTTACCCTCAAAAGTATTTTTTACCATACCTTTTATTTTTATAGTTTCGATTTTAATTTTTTGGCTTGAGGTATCGTCTAGCGCCAACGTTTCTGCCGTTTTTTGGCTCTGCTCTATTGGCTTATTATCTACTAAAATAAAACAAACTCCAACGAGAAAAATAGCATAAAATATAATTATTAATGGCATTGCCCGCACTCCTTATTTTCCGTGGTAACGCATGTTACGTTTTTTATTTTTAAAGATTTCAGGGTTTGAGTCAACGGCATACTCAACAAGGCCAACCCAAAAAGGAGTTACTGCCGATTTAACATATCTGCCCGCGGTTTGAGAGGCGCTTTTAGCAGCTTTCGCCACCGTAACTTTTTTGCAATTTTTCTTATTAGCTTTGCAACGAATTTCGCTAAGCTCATCATTGCTGATTGTTTGCCTGCTTGCATTGCAATTATTTGCGCCTACATATAAAAAAGTAATAATTGTAATGGCTAAAAGTTTCATTGTTTTTGCTCCAATTTATCGATTTCTTTTTGTAAGCGGTTTAATACACGTTGTATCTCAGTTGCTACGTTACCCACTCGGCGAACGTCAAGCTCGTTTGAAAGGTTTTGCAGCGAGTACCAAGTATTCGCGGCTTTTTCAATTATCTCTAAAGCCTGTTTTTTAGTGTTTATTTTTGTCTTGCTCATACTATTATTGTAGTACATTCGTACTACCTTTTTCAAGTGTCTCATTTTCGAAACTATTTTATATTTGAGCTCATAAACAAACTAGCCAGCTCTGAGTAAATTTCTGCTTTTTTATCATCTTCGTAAAATATATCAGCCAGTTGGGTAAATTGCTTTGATATGAGCCCCGCTCTATTTTGAGATGAGTTGCTTTGATATGAGCCCCGCTCTATTTTGAGATGAGTTGCTTTCCCAATGAGGCGCGAGCTCATAGAGGCGCATTTTGATATTCTCGACCTTTTTTTCAGTCTGGGCAAGTAATATCTCAAGGCATACATGACACGTAATTTTTTTGTAAGTTGTTGAGTATGTATGGCCTTTGATTTTATTGTGGTTACTAGGTAGGCCGCAAGGATATTTTTTGCCGTACCAGGTTGGCCCTAAATGTACTGTAATATTTTCTTTTTTACGCATTCTGCTCCCTATATAAACGTTGATAATTCTTGAGTTTTTCGCATTAAAGTGCCTGTAATTTTCGCATCTAATGAATCAGCAATGCATACGTGCCTTACTGTTACAGGACGCTCTTGGCCTATTCTATGGCACCTCATAGCGGCTTGGGCGTTGCTCCCCGGTACCCAGTCTTGCTCGATGAATAAAACGTTGTGAGATGCCGTCAGCGTTACCGCGGTACCCGCCGCCTGAATATTGCCATAAAACAATTTACACTCAGGGTCGTTTTGGAAACGATCAACTGCCTCTTGCCTTTGCTTTGGTGGTGTCGCGCCGGTGATCACTACGCTCTTATATCGCGAATTTAAGCGCCTCATGAGCCCCTCAATAACGTCAGTGTGTACACCAAAGACCACGAGCTTGTCATACTGCTCGTTTTTAAGCTCCCCGTCTATTAACTCGGCTGTTTGGTCAACTTTAGTTATCCCGTGATATCTCCTCAAGCTCGATAGAGATTGACTGGCCGCCTGCAAAGCGCTCAATAGTTTGTCGTCATTAGGTATGTGGTCAAAATCAATTTGCTGGCTTAATTTCGCCCACTCCTGAGTCAATTTCGTTTTCAAATCGCCGTCAATTTCATTATATCTTGGTTTTATGTAGTGGACTTGATGCCATATAGGCGGCAATTGTTTTAAAACGTCCTTTTTTAATCGCCTTAAAACAAACTTTTTTAATATCGTTTTTAATTCAGGCGTGTGCTTAGTATTCGAGCCTGTAATTTGCACGCGAGAATATCGATTGCCGCCAATATGATGCGCGTTACAATATCGAGCGATAAAGCCCTCATAACTCAATTTTGTATATCCGAAAGTAAAAAGCCAAGTCCAAAGCTCACCGGCATGGTTAGGCGCAGGCGTGCCGGTTAGCGCCCACATTCTTTTCGTATAGTGCAAAACTCCTAACTTTCCTAAAATAGCAAGCGTGCGTTTCGCTGTTGGCGTTTTTAAAAAATGAGCCTCGTCAACAATGACAACGTCCCAACTTCGACGTGTAAACTTATCTAAGTATAGACTGAGCCGATCAAAAGAAGTAATTAAAACTTGATTGTGGTAATCAGTGCGCCTCGGTACTGAGCCAGGCTCAAAAACTTCGCTATCAATATTACCAAAGCTCCTAAACTCTTTTTGCCAATTGTAAAGTGCAACTGCGGGGCAAATAACCAAGATTCGTTTTGATTTAAGAGACAAGGCCGCGTGAATTGTTTGAGCTGTTTTACCCAAGCCCATTTCGTCGGCCAACATTGCGAATCGTTTCGATTCTAAAAATTTAACGCCCTCGATTTGATAATTGAAAAGCTTAATCATTCTCCGCACTTTCTATAACTTTCTCCAAGTATTTTTAGAATCACTGAAAATTATCGATATAGATGCAGTACTGAAAATTACTAGATTTTAATGCTAAAAATTACTAGATTTTAATGCTAAAAATTACTAGATTTTAATGCTAAAAACCACTCTATTTCAATTGTTTTCAATCGATTTAATATTCTCGATATCTAAGTACCTTTATAGGCATCCACCAATCCATTTATTACTAAATATGGCTCAGAATCGCAATCGTGTCGCCTTGGTGTCCTTTCAATATCGAAGTACATTCTATAAAACCCCGTCGGCTTAGATACTTGTCTGTAATCAGCAACTAAGTTATCGAGCATTTCAGTTAGTCCCTCATGCGCCCCATCGTCGGTAAACTTTTCGCAAAGAACCCATGCGCCAGCCAAGCCAACAAATACTTTTAAGGGCCTCAGTATTTTCCCTTTTTCGATAGTAACGGAGGGCACAAGTCTCTCATATATGACCGCACTTAAAATTGATATTAGTTCCCGAGGCACAAGGCTATCATATCGGTGCAATTCAAGTTTAGAAGTAGCAATTCTTTTGGCAGCATTAAGCCCTTTAGCCCAAGCAAGCGCATATCGCGCTTGCTCTATGTATGTTTTTTTATCTAGTGTTAGTACCATTACGATTTCGCCTCATTCATCCAAGCGATAAAAGCTTCGATCATAGCCTTAGCAACTTTGTTTTTGTTATCATCAAAAGCTTTTGAATCGTCGGGATTAGACCCAAAAAATGGTTCAGTAAGTATCGACGGCGTTTTTATTGTTTGCATTAGATTATAATAACCGCGCTCGCCTTTTTTCGCGATCGTCTTGAGCCCTTGCACTCGTTTGCCGTTCACGGTTGCTGAATGGCGCATGGGCAGCCCGGTTATATCAGCCATAGCTTTAGATATCATAGACGCAAAAACAATTTCGTTTAAGCCTTTTTCATCAAAGTGGTTACAATACAAAACTTCGGTACCTGTTGCTTTTGGGCTTTTGAAGCTATTGAAATGTAATTCGATGAAAGCATCGGGCTTGTGTTTTTTAAGTCGTAAGTAAGCGCCTTTAATACCGCCGTCATTTCTTTTTTCAACAACGACTTTCACGCCTAAGCTGTTGCCGTATTTAACTAGGATATCGGCGAACTCGCTCCAATAGTCATATTCCCTAACGCCATTTAAATAATCACTATGAGCTCCTCGGCTATTTTTAGTATGACCGACAACAACACCTAAAGTGCAGTCGCCTATTGGTTTTAATTTTGTTTTTGGCTTTGTTGCGTTCGATATAATTTCATCGCCAAGAGCGACACTTAAATGCTCGATGAGCTCCCTAGCGGCTTTCATTGCAATTTTATCGTCAGTCTTTTGCGCTCTTAGTAGTAGCTGTTTTGCGTACCAGCGAAAAGTATATAGACTACTTCTTTTAATCATTGTTTTTGCTCCTTTGTTTGTTTTGGATATAAAAATTTATCAAGCTCCATGTGTAATTTAAAAAATTCACTAGCGTCTAACTGATCAACCTCTTGCTTTGTTAAGCTTGACAACCTAGCTATAAGGACGGCAAGGGACTCCATATGCTGAGGGCCATTAAAAATCAGTCCATATAAATCTATGGCTATCGGTCGACGAAATTTAACTAAAACAGACTCGCATTCAAAGCTGTCCTGTTTTACCATTTTTACTTTAATGGCTATTGATGAACTCATATATAAATATCGCTATCTTTTAGCCGAATGATTGTTTTGCATAGTAAGCAAGCAACGCCGCTTCGGCTCTGCCATCGTCTTTTGCTCGGTTAAAATACGTTTTGTAATACGGGAAAATCTTTTTTGCAAGCATTAAACTCTCAGACTTTTTACGAGAAAGCCCAAGGGCGCTTTTCCATACAGTGGGCCTTACTCTTAAAACTTTAATATCATTTGATTTTAGTATCCCGAGCAATATGCCCGCATTGTACCCAAAACGAAAAGTCGAAGCGACGCCTTGGCCGGGCATTGAATGGACGTCCTCAATCGCAGCAAAATTAAAATTTTTAGAATTTATTTTGGCGGTTTTAATCAACTCATTTATTTTGTCGCAGTCAACTTGTTTTCTATTATTGATTTTTACTAAAGGCATGTCGTTGACTATTAGTTTATTGTTGTTATGGAGAAACGCGATTGCGCCAGAAAAGCCGGGGTCGATTCCAATGATCAAAATTTAATCTCCTCTTTTTTATTACGCCATTTAAGAAAACTAGCAGAAAAAGGCCAAAAACAGGCAAAAAACAGGCGTCCAACTGGCGTCCAACCGCCAAAACGCCAGTTGGCCAGGTTAAAACCTTACAAGCTGTTGTTTTTATTAAGAAAGTCGAAAAGTGGCCACGTTGGCCACCCAAAACGGGGGTTTTCAGTTGGGGAGAATATATTTGCAGTACGTATATCTGCTTACTTCATATTTTTATTCACAACTGGTAGTATTTGCCTGGACACCCTGGACACTTATTTATAATATTATATAAATATATATAATTATTAAAGAATTACTAGTAAACAAATGGACACCGAGGCGTGTCATCCAGTTGGACGCCAGTTGGCCACCCTGGACACCTCAGCGATAATTATTCGCCCGTTGGCGTATTTTTCGTAAATTTGTTGTTGAGCTGACTTGTTTTTAGAAAATTTGTTGTAGATTGGCATATTTTTCAAAAATTAAGTATGTTGTTTTTAAATATTAACGGGCAAAGGGGCAAAAAATGTTTTTTAATAAAAAGAAAAAAGAAACTGATACTGTTTTACAAAAAGACGCGCGAATACTTAGAGAGGCGTTAGCGGGTTTATATAGAAAAGTACCCGCTGTTACTCAAAAACAAATTCACCTAGCGCTATTAAGATATGCGGGCCAAGTAAAAGAATATTGTAGGTGCCCTGAGCGTTCTTTTGTTGATAGCCAAGGCGGGTTTGTTTGCCTTGATTGCGGCCAAGTACATAAAAAAGCAAAAGGCGTCGAGCCTAAATTGGTTAAGTAATGAATAAGAAATCAGGGCAATAAAAAATGCAAACTGTTACTAATAATAGGGCGATAATTAATGATAGATATTCGACTATGACAGTTAACCAGCTTAAAATGTTTTTTCAAAATATTCCGTTACGAGACATAGGCGGGCAAGAGCTAAGAGCGTTTTTCCAGTATGAGGCCGATGAGCTCGGCATACCTAAAGGTAAACTAAAAAAATTAGTTAATGACGGCTTTCTTGAAAGTAAATATTTTAATCCAAGTAAAGAGTCAGGTTTGAACGGTGGCAGCCGTAAAATTTATATTGTTGCTTTACGATAGCAAAAGGCGAGCCTACTTTCCTGTTAAGGAAAACTTACCTCCTTGTAAGCTAGTTGCCTAATAGGCTCATTGTGAAATTTATATGCAAGGGCGCATTGTTTATTGTTTATTGTTTATTGTTTATTGTTTGTTGTTTATTGTTTATTGTTTATTGTTTATTGTTTATTGTTTATTGTTTATTGTTTATTGTTTATTGTTTATTGTTTATTGTTTATTGTTTATTGTTTATTGTTTATTGTTTATTGTTTTAAAAAGCTTTTAAAGTGATGCTTTTTTAGTATTTTATTGGCTCGACGGTTAGCCGCGCGTCTAACCGCATTTATTATTGATAGCCCAAAATTCAATCGCCACTCCTCTTGTATGATATCGCCAAAATGCCGAATAGTTCTTTTGGCGTCAGTTATATTTATTTCTCGGCCCTCAGACTTTTCGCGGTGGCATATCTCAGCAGCTAATTTATTTAAATAGCTAAATTTATGATTTTGCATAAAAGGCCCTTTCCGTTATATTTAAATCATAACTGAGGAGAGGAGTTATTAGAAATGAATATTCTTGTAATCGATGACTGTAAGTATCACATTGAGGCACTGGGCGGGATTCTATTAAGAAGAGGGCATGCTGTGCTGGCGGCGCGTGACGGTGAACACGGGCTCGATGTATTGGAGCGAAATGCTGAGTCTATAAATTTTATAATAACTGATTCACAAATGCCTAAAATGGACGGTTATACTTTTTCACGAAAAGCAAAATTGAATTTTCCTAATATTCCAATTGTTATGCATACGGCGAGCATCTTAGTGACAAAAAATGATGACTTGATTGCTGTTGTTGATAAAGGCGAGTATGAGCAATTGATTAAATTGATAAATGACTATGATAATGACTGGCCTATTGATCGGAGTTGTGATGCGTAAAAATAAAAAAGTAATATTTAAGCCAAGAGTTGAGTTTTCAATGAAAAACGAAATGCTTGTTTTATCTTTTTTCTCAATGTTGTTTATGGCGCTCGTGCTCTTATTCATTTTTGTAATAAGCTTTTGATTTGCTCGTTTTTGTAATAAGTTTATAATTCGCCATACCTTTGCTCGGTTAGGCGATATCTTGGGGCAACTTGCTTTTATTCACGATTTTAGCGAGTTGCTCCTTTTTTATTTTACGTGTATTGCGTTAAACTATCTAAATGACAGGCCCCAACGGCATTATCGCGAAAGTCAGTACATTATCGGATGAGGAGAAAGAGATTAGCGTGCTTTTTCTTGACCCGTTATTAGTTAATGAGCCAGTATGGGATATTATAGGCCGTGTTGCTATAATTAACATGACAAAACAAAAATGCAGCTACGAGCAAGCAATTGTCATGGCGTATATTGAAATTTACAATGCGGCAAAAGACAATATAACTGTGCAATGAGGGAGCAGGCATGGGATATTTAGTTATTGGTAGACGAATAAACGAGCGAATTTTGCTAACTAACGGCGCTGATAAGATTGAAATATTAATTTCAGATATTCGAAACGAAAGCGGGCAGCTAATTGCTGACGTAGCCACTAAAGCTCCTAAAAAATACAATATTAAGAAAATAAAAAAGCATATCGAGGAGTAGAAAAAGTGACTATTAAAATCGAGCTATCTTTAGAAAAAGACATTAAAAATTTAGACGAGTTTTTTAGCGACGTTAAGTTTAAGGCGATAACACTTGCGACTAGGCAAGCGCTGAATAGGACGGCCCGAGACGTAAAAGTTAGCGCTGTAAAAGAGTTAAGAAAACGCCAAAAGCTAAAATTAAAAGAAGTAAATCAACGAGTAAAACAGCAAAAGGCTAGGGGCTCAAATATCGCGACTTTAGAGTCGAGTATTGAGTTTAGTGGCATACCATTGCCTTTAATTCTTTTTATTGTTGGGCGTAAAGAGCCTATAAAGCATACACGTCCTAATCGAAGTCGTAAGTCTCGTAAATTCGAATTGCGTAAGGGCAATAAGAAAAGCAAGCCGGGGTTATTTGTTGAAAAGGCTAAGAGAGGGCGATTGCGATATCAAGTATTCAGGAGGCGTGGCCCGAATGATAAGAGCAAAGGTTTTGTAAAGCAGAGTGCGCCTAGTATCGCGCATTTTTTGCAGTCTAAGAGAAATATATTAACTAAGATAGAAAACAACGGTATTGCGATCATGCAACAAGAGTTTGATCGTGCTATTAAATTGCAATTGGATAAGTTGAAATAGAAAAAGAATAACGTTTGGCGTTTGGAGGGAGCCTGTTAAATGTTTTTACAGCACACGTATCACAATAGAATCGATCGTATTACTAACGTAAACCGTAAACGATTGTATTACGCTTATAACCCATTGATATGTCTAGGTTCTTCCCTTGCCTCTTGCACTGCAGGTAGCGCAGAG